CAATATGTTGCTGGTAAGTTACGTAGAGATGCACCTGCACTTTCCAAGTATATGGATTTAATTGGGTTTGACAGAATCAAAGATGACGCTCCCTTTATGCAAGGAGCAAAAATGGCATCTACTGCTTTAGGATTGGCTGGATCATTACCAGTCGCAAGAATTAGGTCTAGATTGAATCCAGAATTAGGTATTGGTTCTAATCCGATTTTAGAAAAAGTATTAGCAGATAGAAAAAAAATGTTTGGATATGCCGAAGGCGGTATTATGGCTTTCGCACAAGGCGGAGCCGTGCAAATGCAAGAAGGTGGAGAGATGGATCCAAGTCAGTTTCCAAGAAAAGATGGCGATATAAACGGTCCAGGCACGGAAACCAGCGATGACATACCAGCTATGTTAAGCGATGGTGAGTTTGTGATGACAAGCAGAGCTGTTAGGGGTGCTGGAGCTTACGAAGTACAAGCTAATCCAAACGGTATAATTAGTTTAGTGCCAGCCTTAGAAGAGGATAGAGAGCGCGGTATGGACAATATGTATAAGATGATGGATACCTTTGCTAACAGAGCGGAGCCGTCATAGCCATGAGAATGTCAGCACCAAGTTTTAGTGTAGGTCGTAAAAGATCAAGTCCAGTTGCAGTTGGCAGACCTGTGCCACCGCCACCGAGCTTTGATGACTCTGAATTGCGTCGTAGACTTAGAGAACTAGAGGGTAGAGTTATACCACAATTTGATCCAAGTGCGTTGCAAGCACAGATTGGAGGACTGCAACAACAATTAGGCAACATACCTCAGTTCGATCCTAGTAATTTACAATCACAAATAGGCGGTTTACAAGATAGATTAGCAAACATACCTCAGTTTGATCCAAGCGGTTTAC